CTCTGCTGTGGTAGTTATTAAGCATCGTCCGTTATCCAGTGGTTAAGGGATTATCTCACTCTTCACTTATTTGGGTGCACCCGCAATGGATGCACTGATTGTTATTTCCATCTAGAGAATTGCCACAGTTATGGCACTTGTAGATGTCAGATACTTGAAGAGAAACGAGAGACTTGGAATGGGCCTCGAAAGCCTCGGAAAGGAATTGTATTACCTCCTCGTTAGTGCTCTCTTGCTTCCCAAGATTAATAAATTTACAAACAAGCTGAACATTATCTTTCGTGTATCCCTTAGATGAATCGATTCGATCTACTGATGCAGATTTCAATAAACCATATTTGTGTTCCATTTTCAAGCCAGACAGTGCACAATAACCATCTTGTTTATCCCAAAGCCCGACCAAAAACGTTTTATCTATGTCAAAGGGGTGCAGGGTTTCTCGATCTTTCCCATTAATTCGCCTTCTTGACATTTTCTTCGTTCTGTTTAGTAGTTCTGATATGAAATGTTCTGGGCAGCTCTGCCAGTAGTCATTCGCCCGTGCTCTTATTCTTTTTTGGTTCTTTTTGTAATATTCTTTCTTTTTCTCTAATATTGTCCCACGATTTTTATTATTCCAATCTTTCATATACTCATTGTAGCAATCTATACACAAATTCTTACGTTGTTTGAAACCAACGCCATCTTCTTTCTTAGCACCACATTTAGTACAAATCCCAGTTTGTGGCTTGGTTCCTCTTGCTACAACAACATTTTGACATTTTACACAAATCCATCGCTCAGGATGAAATTCCCTCTTGAGTTCATCACTGCCGCATCTACATTTTTGCGGCTTACTCAGTCCTGCCATAATAATGTCCTTTCAAAAATCCAACATCCTTTAAATACATATAAAAAAAGCCCCAGGCATTTCTACCTGGGGCTTAGGACGTTAGGGACACCGGGTTACAAGTTACTCACAGTAACCACGCCATAATAGAGACCCCCGTCCTCGATCAATTTTTTGCCATAGCGTGTCATTATTCCCTTGTTCGGCGTGAAGCTGTTCGGGTCGAGGACGGTCGGAGTGCTCAGCAGCGGGATGTACGGGGCGTAGAAATACCCGCTGTCCAGAACCGAGTTCCCCTTGAATCCCATGAGGATCTTGCAGTTCGGGAAGAGCGGATCCTTGTACAGGCGCAGCTTGCCCTGAATAGTCCCGGCTGTCGTGATCCCGATGTCGATCCCGTCCATCGCGAGGGCATCGCTGCCCCTGAAGTCGTTCAGCTGCTCGAACTTCGAGGCGATGTCGGCGCTCGTCACCATCCAGTTCGCCGGGCCGCGCAGGGTTGTCCGGTGGATGATGTTCGCCACCTCCAGGACCTTGTAGAGCAGCGCGATGTTGCGGTCCGTGAAGTTAACCGAGGCCCCAGCCGCCGTCGCGAAGTTGTGCTGAGCCCGGATCGCGGCAGCGATGATGAGGTCGTTGATGATTTCGCGGTCGATCTCGGCCACCATTTCATCGGCCATGAGATCGGTGAGGGTGCTCTCGGCATCGATGTTGTGAACTGACTTGAGGTCCTGAGCGGCCTCGAGGCTCCAGGACGTCTTCAGCTTGCGGGTGACGGCGGCGACCGAGTCGCTGTCGATGCTCATCGTCACTTCGGGCTGGAACGGGTTGTTCTCGAGGTCGTACTCGTAGTCGGCCCTAGCCACTGCACCAGCAGGAAGGCTGCCGCTTGCGAGGGTGACCGTTACCTGGCCATTGGAGTGATCGAACTTGGTAGCGCCAGAGGTCGACTCGTCCACCTCGATGTCGGACGTCTCGCCGACAAGAATGGTGTCTGGGTGACCATCGGCATCGAAGGACACCTGCAGGATCGGGGTCGGGGTCTCGCAGTCCTCAGCCATGCTGGCAGCCGTGAACACGTTGACCACAACCGTCCCAGCCAGGATCGGCTTGTGCACTAGGGTGCCGGTGACGACCGTGCCACCAGCGCCAATCGTGATGTCCTCGTCCTTAACCACCTGAGAGGTGTAATAAGGATCGAGAGCCCACGCGTTCTGGCGGGCGAACTGCTGAGCGGTGTTCTGACGCATGATCTGCGTCCCGGCTACCGTCTGCCCCTTGTTCATTGCATAACGATAGCGGATGTAGAAAATGAGGCTCGCGGGCTGGCTCATGGGTTGAACGCCCACGAGGTTGTCCGCGATGAGGCGCGGGTAAGACTTGCGAATCAGCGGCAGGGCGAACCTGGTGAAGTCCGCGATGTCGCCAGTGGTGGTCGCGTCCTCGAGGAGGACGTTCCGATTCTTCGGATCCCATGCATTGAGCTGGTTCTCAAGCAGGGCGGCCATCAGGCCATACTTCTGGGGACCAATTTCCTTGCACTTGCGAAGGACTGGAGCCCAGCGGTTGACCGTCTTGTTCTTCTTAGACTCACGCTGTAGGATAGCTTCCCTTTCTTCGGTAAGCATCCTGCCGCGACCACGACCGCTTTCAACCATATGCATCGCTAAATCTCCTAAAGCCGTACTAAGGCATTAGCCTATTCCGGCATTTCGCCTGCGATCTTGCCAATGTCCGGAGACCCATCGGGTGTACGGGTCTTCACCGGAACCTCAGACTCAATGAGGGTCCTTCGAGTGGACTTGGGCTTCTCGGCTAGTGTGCGGCCAGCGTCGAGACGCTCAATTGGTTTCGCGGAAGGCTTGGCCTCAACGATGGCTTTGCCCTTGTTGACCCCTTCCGTCTTAACTCCCTTCATGTGTTTACCGCACGTCTTACAATTCGCGCCTTCTGCCACCGGCTTGGCACACTCACATACCTCGCCACTGCCACTGCCCTCAGAGATACCAGCTACCTTGAGCTTTCCCTCAAGAAGCTGATTACGCTGAAGAACCTTGACGGCGATCGAGTTTGAGCGGTTTGCCTTGCTGACGGCACGATCGCGCTCTTCCTTGATCGTGACCAGAGCTTTACCGAGCCTGTCCGCTTTCTTCGAAAGAGCAGCGAGTTCCCGACTAGGTGCTCCGCCCTCAACATTGATGCCCTCAAGCAGACACTTGGTCTTCTTGAGGAGGGCGGTAGCTTCGGTATCTTCTGCTACCCTCTGCTTCGTCATGGACTGCTCGATTGCCCTGGCCTTACTTTCAAGGAAGACACCGATCTTCCTGGCGAGATTGACTTTCTCCCGAGCTACTTCCTCGATGCAGACTTGCTTGGCCTTGCCAAGCTTCGTCTGGAATTCTTTATCGTATTGTTCCTTTAGACTCTTGGAATAGCGTTCCATTTCCTCGCAAATTGACTTTGCGAGTTCCGGCGAGGCGCCGATCTTCTCGAGGAGCTCTTTCATCTTATCCATTTCTACCTCTCCAATCAAACCTATCATAGGTTTGCTTGAAGTTTAACTTTCGTAATTAATTTTTGCTCGGAGATGCATTCTTTTCATGGACATAATCAATTATGCAATGAACAAGACTAAATTGGTGCCTAACCTAATTGACTGGGAATCATTTTCAGAGAAGGTGCCACCAATAAGTTCAACTGTTGTCATTTATTGTATTAAATGTCTATGCAAGATGACAATGACGATCGACGCAATCTACAGAAATGCGTTGAAGAAGAAATCAGTGATATGCATGAGCTGCCTGGTAAAGGAAGCACTAGCTAAACCGGAGACGGCTGAGAAAATAAAAGCTGATGCTAAGAAAAAGAAGAATAGCAAGAAATTTCACAAGGCATTGTCAAATGGGCAGATTAAAAGATTCTTGGATGATAAAGCTAGGAAGAATATGTCGCTATCGCTAATAAAATATTGGAAAACGCATAATCTCAAAGATATTTAGTGGAACCCAAGATATCACCGATTGAATCTCTAGTCGGTATAGTAGTACCAGAAGAAGAGCAGCCGGTTCCTATCGTATATGCAGTTCAATGGAATAATAATTACACAAGCGTCGAAGCATTCGTAAAAATGTCATTACTATCTGATGGTTTAAGAAAGGCAATACTTTGCGAACTTGGCATCAATTTCATGTACATTTCGTCGAAATTGAATACGAAGAAAGGTAGAAGAATATATTAACGAACGTTGGATTCCCGATAGTTATCCTCTATGTCTGTGTGATGTTGATCGTCGATTGACCATTCAACTGCCGCTATTAGATTATCAAAGAACTTTGGGTCAGCCATGCTAATAGTTTCTGAAAGATCCTCATTGTGAATGCCTATTACGCCTGGCTCTGGGTTGTCTATCGCTATTGGTGAAACTTTCTGCATTGGCTTGGTTCCAGAAACAATCGCTCCTCTTGACACCATGATATATGAATAATTACCATCCAATAATCTAACACCTATATCAATTAAATATCCATGCTCCTCTAGATATTCTTTCACTATTGATAAAGCAGTTGGCTCCGCTTCGTCTTCCATCAAATTGGCAATATTCTTCGGATCAAACGACTCAGCGTATGGGTTACCCATAATGTCGAAATTAACCACAGGAGCAGATAGATCAAACGCTAATACAGCATCGATAAACTCTTGCGGTGGCTTATATTGATGCTCAACCACATAATGGGCAACCATGTCTGGAAAATAATATTTCTTGCCACTATTTGGATCTTTAATTTGAATCGTTTTTGAACTCCAAGCATCACCACATATCGGACAATCATGGTGCCCCATGAAACGTTCATAAATATATTTCTTAGATGTGCAAATCTCATCAATCTTAGATTTAAAATTACTAGAAGTTTCACCTAACGTTGGTTCTGCGGTTGGTGGGTCAAGCCACCCAATATAAAAGACATTCTTATATGGTTCTAATACGCTATCGTCACCAGTTTCTGCAGCATATTTCTGAGCCAATCTTCCAGCTGCAGACGCCACTTCTGTCATATCTGGATAATACATCTTGCATTATCTTTGAATACGCATCGGGCCAGGCACATGCCTGGCCCGATGGAACTTGATTAGAATGGCTTTCCCCCTTTTTCCTTGTCCTCTTCTCCTTCTTCGCTCTCTTCCTCTTCGCCCTCTTCTCCTTCTTCGCTCT